GATTTTAAATTAGCATAATTATGTTTAGGTTTTTCACCTTCAAAGTATTTTTCAATTTCTATTGCTCTTGAATTATTAACAAACCCATTAACTCCAGGCATTTCATCAACAACTCCTCCACCAACTCCATCCTCATCAACAACAACATTATTTCTTGACAAATTATAATCTCTTGATATTATTTCTATTTCCTCTCTCACCTGTTTAGTACTTGACATATCCATAGTCCATATTTTCTCAATATATAAACCATTCCATAATATCAGCACAGTTTTATCTTTACCAAACCGAGCAACATCCACAGTGAGATATCTTCCTTGTCCTGGTAGGAAACCCATATTAAATATGTTAAGAATTTTATCCAATTCAAATAACTTTGCAGGATCATCATCAAATTCAAAGTTACCATATAATAGTCTTTCCTTACTAACCTGATCTAGCTTTTTAAGATTCTCTGCATATATCGCAGGCATAAATGGGTTATCATGCACAAATGCTGGAATAAATTTTCGATAGCCTGGGAGCACTTTGTCCCTCCAAGGCCTGTAGAAATCGTAGTATAAGAAGTTCTTTGCAGGATTGCTAGCAATTAATAGTTTGGGTGTTAATTTATATTCATCCAGTTTATATCTTAATCTGGACATTACAATATTCTTTGCCTTGCTAGACACCTGTGATCCTTCATCAATAAATGCTCCTGTGTATTCTGTTGAACCAAGACTATCGAATTCAGGATCACTCGGATATCTAAACAAATCCTTTAAATAAATTGCCGAACCAGTACGATAGAATTTTATAATACTATTCATTGCATCATACTTATAATCTTTATTTAACTCAATCTTCCATTCTTTACATATTTCAAAGAACCTTAATAGTGTAGAGTCTTTAAGAGATTTCAAAACAGCCCTACCCATAAGCCACCGTGTACCTGGATACTTTAAGCAGCTCATGATAAGCCAAGCACAGCCTAAGAAAGAATTATGAGTTACAATAAAATCATCAGTAATATAAAGAACATTTGGATGGGATACTGTTATACATCTAAACTCCTCAAACTTCTTTTCTAACTCCATATTAACTACATGGTTTTCTTTAGATACTCTATTTTTTATTTGTTTTGCTATATTCCTTTTTCTTTTTAACAAAAATAAATTTTCTAAATGTTCTCCTTTTATAGAAACCTCAAAGCATGGCTTACAAAAATATATTAAACCATTTTTCTCTTTTTTTTCTCTCCCATCTCTGCGCAAAATAGTAGCACAAAAACCCAACGAATGTGCCAAAAATTTAACATCCTTTGCCAGTTGTTTATTAATTGAATAAAATTTAACTCTGCCTGTATTTTTTTTATTTTTTGGTAGTTCTGCTCCACCATCTGTATCCATCAATCCTCTCAAAATATTTAATCTAGTATCAATATTATTATTTTTATAATCATAAGGAACAAACTTCTTACTACCATTTAGTCCAGCTAATCCGTATTCTTTTAACGCAAAAATTATATCATCACTTTTTTCTGATTTTAAAAACCTGTAGTCATACGCATTCATATGTATATGACAAATAGAATGTTTATATTCAAATATTCTCTCATAATGATCTATATCCTCTCTAGAACCCGTTATTTTAAAATAATTTCCTCCAATATACCCCTCCTTTAAATATGTTAAACACCCGTCTCCTAACAAAACACCTAATAAATATGGGTCTATTTTTACTTCTTTCTTATTCAATGAAAGAGCTTTAGGAAGAGGAACACTAAAAACTGGTCTATGTTCCCTTTCTCCTTTGCGTTTTTCTAACATTCTTTTAAAAATTGTTTTTGTTGATTTAACACAACTTTTATTATTAAAAGATTTTGTATAATCACTCTTATCCTTTCTCCATCCACCATACATTAAATGTTCAGAACAAGTTTTCAATACGTCTCCATTCTTAAAAATATATTTAACAGGAATAGCTTTATAAATGGGGTGCAATCGAATAATTATTTGTATAGATCCGTCAGGGTTTGGTATTTTTTCACCAACATGTATATCTCTTAATTTTTTAAAACCTTCACATGTTAATATGTTACTACTTAAAGGTAGTCCTTTACCACCACCTGCAGCTCCGCCAAAAAATATCTCAGTGGTTTCATTATCGTTCAAATATTTCAAGGCTTCACGTTGCTTCTTCGTTGCTGCCCATGTTATGTTCTTCTTTTCCATTGTCTGGTTTATCCTCTTTTATTTCAGCATCAATAACATCTACTTTTTTTACATCTTCTGCATTAACTATATTAATTGTGAATTCGGTAGCAGTGCTATCGGCCACACCCTGCTCCATCTTATGTGCTTTTTCAATAGCACCAATAGCTCTATCTAGGTCCTCGCCGCTTTGTCTGCCAGACATACCAGTTTTTAACATCTCTATCATTTCATTCCACTGGTATCTTCCATATCCCTCAAACGCAAGCATTTTCATAATATGAGTACCATCAAATTTCTCAAAATATTTAAAGTAATCTTTCAGTTTAGAAATATACTCAGTCACATCAATCACACATTTTTTGCGTTTAAGATCCCATTGTGGGCACATTGGTGGCCTTATTTGCTCTTTTTCCTTTCCATCCACAACATACTTTACCTTTCTCTGCCCAAGAGGGCAACAACTACAATGCATGAACTTTCCCAATAATTTTGTTTTACGTTTTATACCTGTATTAAGAACCACTACCTTTAACTTCCCCAAGTCTGTTCTTGGACCTGTTTTTCTGGCTTTTCCTATATTCATATTAGGATTTCCTTTTGGGTTCAACACTTGTCCTTTTTGTATAGGCATTACACATTCAACTCCTGTATTTCTTTACATGTCTTAAATAACATAACTTTATCATTATCAAGATTATTTATAATATCTTTATCAACAATTCCTAATGTATATACATTCCCTATATATTGTGGAAACATATTAACTTTTCTAATGCTTCTCGCATCCCAATACCCCTTTACCTCTATAAATATTTTCCAATCGTAGACATAAAAATCAGGTACATAAAATGTTCCATCTGATAAAAGAAATCTATATTTTTCATAATCCCAATATACACCCAACAAATCTAAAAGCTTAGCATATTTCACTTCCCAAGAACTACGAAAAAAAATCCCCTTATACTGTAACTTTTGGTTATTGGCCTTCAATCCTGCTTTAAGAAGATTAGTTATCTGAGTTATTTTATATTCCTTATTTTTTCTCATACAGTCATAACTACAATATTTAGGATGTTCCTTTAAACGATGATGTATTTCAGAACCACAAGTCCTACAAAAAGACACTGTCCTTTCAATAAGTTTTCCTTTGTTCCATGAAGACTTCCCTTTGAATATCTCACTATTTCTTATACCAGTATTTTTTCTTCTCTCTATATTTTTATTACAACAATTTAAACTACAATACTTTCTCTTTAATCCTACCTTATTATTAATAGAAACATTAAAAAAATTTCCACAAGTAAAGCATTTTATCTGTGTTTTTATTATCTTGCTCTTAATTGTTTTCTTCCTTTGTAGTAACACATTATTATCATTTGCACTACACTTATGAGAACAAAAATTTGTGTATCCATTTCTCATACTATACCATCTTGTTGGCTTTCCACAATGTTTACAAACTCCTTCCTTCTCTTTTTTTATATATAAATCATAATACTCTTTTGATGATATTTTGTGTGTTATAACAACATGACTTGCTAATGATAAGTACATAAATCTACCTTCAAATACTTTATTACATATTCCACAGATAATCTTCCTTTCCATACACACCTATTTATAATTTTAATTTATAATTCTATACTACAAAAAACAAAAAAAATTAAATAAATATTGATGGTGCAACCATCAACATAATTAGTACAATAGATAACATCACTCCATTAAGAGCTATTCCTATTATTCCTAATATCTTACCTGCATAACCAACTCCTTGCTTCTGTTTATATCCTAACACTAATCCAACAATGCTGAATACAATTCCGAAGTATGGTGCTAAGAACAAAAGCAGTCCAATAATTCCTAAAACCAAACTTGCTACTCCTTTTCCTTTACTTGGTTCTTCATGTTTCATTTTAATTTACCTCCTATTTATAAACAAACTCTGGCCGGTACGTCTCCACAATAAACTTCACCACCAACAATTATGCGTACCGAATTTGTCTGCGTGAGGAAGTTTTTTTAGGAGCAGAGGCGGTACCTTTAGCCATCTTCTTAATTATCTTATTCATCACTACCTTCTCATTCCTATTCATCTTCAAATATTTCTCTTTATCTTTCATAGTAGCAAAAAATGTCCATTTACATAACGAACATTTTAAATATTCAACTTTGAGTGTTCGTTGTTTTTTACCATCATTCCAAGATATTGAACACATGCCTTTTCTTAAATGATGAAATCCTTTTCGACAATACTTCCTTCGCAGGTGTTTATTCTTTCTATCAATACTTGCTACTTCTAAACATAGCTTCCACCAATATAATTTCCATTTAATTCTTTCAAGTAGTGTCTCTTTCATTCTCCAATCTCCAATCCATATCCTCAAACCCAACACTCTTCATTTCTGCCCACATTCTCATTTCAAACTCCTTCTCGGGGTGCCTCAATATATGACACTCCAGACACAAATACTCCAAATTGTCTAGGCTATTGTTATTATAGTTTTTGTCAATGTGATGTATCTGTTCTCCTCTTTCCCCACACTGCCAACAACAGCCAACAAACATATCAACTATTATTCTCTTGATCCACTTTGGAATCTTGTATCTCTTTGGTTTCTTTCTCATCCTTTATCAGATCATCTATGAGTATTTGAACATAACTACTTAAAATAATATCCTTTCTTCTTTTCAAGAATTCAGCGTGTCTCTTCTTCAAATTAACACTTCTTGGTATGTTATCAACCATATAACATATTATAACACTACTCATATATAAATATTTGTATTTTAGAGTATATACAAAAACAACAGAAAATCCAATAGCTATTTATAAAAATTTATTTTATTTTATTTATTTTCTATATATAAAATAAACATGATCAGCTTGCACAGGGAAAACGCTTTTTTTCGAGTCGTGTCTCCCAAACAGCTATAAAAGATATCTTTTTGAACATCTTTTATAGCCACTCACGAAACTAGCCTGGAAAGTACCCTGTGTTCCCTGTGCAAACCCCTTTTTATAGTCGACAAAAAACGCACAGGGTACCCGAAACCACCCTGTGCAACCCTGTGCACGGCGTACCTATTTACCACACTACACACCTTGCACAGGGTTTTTTGAATAGAAAAAACAGTAAAAAACACGAAAAAGATATCTTTCTGGAAATTTTGACATTCATCTTTTTTCGCCCCATATTTCTCATTTATATACTCTAAAATATAAAAATATATAAATAAAAGAAATAAACTATTTTAATAATATGAGGTGATTACATGGTAGAAGCAAAGATTAAATTTAGAAAAAAACTTATGAAAATAGGAACCAGTATGGGCTTTACTATCCCACCACCACTACAAGAATTCTTAAATTTAAAAGAACGTGATAGTATGGTTATTTTAGCCGAGACTGGAAAACATGGTAGATACATAAGCATCTGGAAAGACAAAGAAAATGTCAATGATGAGGATGCAAAAGAGGAACATAATGATACTACCGACGACAATATACAATAAATATATTGGTAGGATAACCTGTGCATTCAGGGACAATATAGTTATTAAAGACGGTATTGCAAGAGTATACGCGAGAAGAAAAAAAGAACGCGACAAATATTTATTCAGAGGATTCAAGGACGACAGCTCTGACAATATAGTTCTTATAGAATGCCCAACAGACATACTAGCCATCGAATTCGAAGAGCACTCCACAAAGAAAGACGATTCTTCTAAAAGTACAAAGGAACAACGAGACCAATGGGTCAAAGATGCATATAATAAGGCAAAAAGTCTTGGTATCTCTACATGCGTTGCTGACCACGGTGGCACATCACAATATATGTATTCATTCAATCTAGAACTACCAGATACAGATCCAAAAGAAAAAATTAAAATAAAAAAACAATTAGTTAAAAAGTTGGTATCAGAAGAAGCTCACAACTTCATAGACTGGACAAACGTTGGTATGACACTAATCCCGATAATCGGTAGACCACATTGGAAACCAAAATATAAAGGAGCTATACACCAAATAATATACGGGGACAATCCAGAAAAACATTCTACTCCATTAAAAAATATAAACAAAATCACCACTTTCTCTGATATAATAAAGCCTACTAAAGACACTGACGACGACCCGCTCACTAAGAGAATCAAGAAAGAAATACCAATAAAACAACTCATGATAGAGAACGGGTACGATGTAAGCCGAAACCCAACAATGTGCATGCTAGGGCACGATAGTAGGTCACAGGCGTGCTTTTCAGTAGATGAGGAGCTAAACCTATGGAAATGCTTCCACTGCGACCAGGGAGGCTCTGTGATAGACTTCGTTATGCAACACGATGATTTAAGTTTCTTTAAGGCAAGAAAGAAACTATTAGAGAGACTTGGAGTAGATGTTGTAAAGAACTTAGATAATTTGAAAAAAGAGGTTATTCGTCTCATAAGAACCCACAAGATATCAGAAGCCACAGAAACCATTATAGACTACATTAGAAGAAAAGAGCACATCTATACTATGCGGGACGATGATAAGATTGAAATGTGGATATATAAAGATGGGATATTCATCCCACAAGGGAAAAGCTACATAAAAGAATTCATTAGAGAGGTCACGGAATATAAATACAATATAACAACAGTAAACCATGTACTGTCAAAAATCGAGGCAGATACATATATCGAGCAAAACGAATTCTTTAAAATAAAAAATGTAAATATAATAGGAGTTAAAAACGGAGTAATGAATCTTATGACTGGCGAACTAATGCCAAACGACCCCAAGTACATGCTATTCAACAGAATCCCTGTGAAATACGAGAATACAAAGGACTGCCCAAATATAAAGAAATTCTTTTCAGAAGTACTATGCAAACCAAAAGACATAGAGCTGATGCAGGAGTTATTTGGCTATTTACTGTATAAAGATTATAATATAGAAAAAGCTTTTATGTTTAACGGAGCCGGGAGGAACGGAAAGAGCAAATGTCAAGAACTTATGAATGCCTTCATAGGATCAGAAAACTGTGTTAGCATAACTCTACAGGACTTTGAGAAGGACAATTTCTCTTTAAGTGAATTACATAATAAAATGGCAAACCTGTGTGGAGACCTATCAGCAGAATCATTAAAGAAAACCGGCAACTTCAAAAACCTAACAGGCCATGATGAGATCACAACCAACAGGAAATTCAAGACTAGATTAAGCTTTAGGAGCTATGCAAAGATGTTTTTCTCATGTAATGAACTACCTATTACTTACGATTTAAGTTTTGCATTTATGAATAGATGGGTGTTAATTGATTTCATATACAAATTTATTACACAAGAAGAAATGGATGATATGGAAGAAGATGAAAAAGAAGACTGTAAGTTAGTCGACAGGGAAATCATTAAGAAACTAACAACACCAGAAGAAATGTCTGGGCTACTGAATTGGGCTGTGGTAGGTCTACAAAGACTACTTTCAACTAAAGACTTCAGCTATGATATGAAAACAAGTGAGGTAATGAAAAGCTGGATTAGAAAATCCAACTCCTTTCAAGCATTCTGTATGGATAGTATCGAATCAGAATACGATACAGGAATAATAAAATCCGAGCTAAGAAAATCCTATATGAGATACTGTAAGATACACAAGATAACAAAAGCTATGGGAGACAAAATGATTAAAGAGGTCCTTACTAGAGACTACGGCGCGAGTGAGGATATGGTTAGCGGTTACGAGAAATTCGACGGCCAGAGACCTAGATTCTGGCAAGGAATTAAATTCATTAAGGGAGAAACCGATGATGGATTCTCATACTTCAAAAAGAGAGACGAAAAGGAACCACAAAAGAAAGTGGATAGTCTTTTCGACTAAGGAGGCAGGAAAATGGTAAAGAAAATGGGTATAATAAAGAATGTACATTTTGGAGTGAGAGACACCGATTATTGTATTTTAAGTTTCACTGTTAATACATCAGAATGTACTGCATCATTACAAATATTAGCTGCAAAAGAAGCAATAGCATTAATTGAAAAACATCAAATAGTTGATGTAAATGATTTAAACGGAATGCCATGCTGGGTAGAACACACAACACCAACACAATTCCCTGTGGGCATATCTAAATTTGTGGATCTATGTAAAATTAAATGAGGTGAAAAAATGAAAAAAGATTTGAATAAATTAACTTTTGCAGAATTGCAAAAAGAAGTAGAAAATTTGAAACAAAAAAAAGAAAATGTAAAAATACCTAAAGGATTAACTTATTGTATTGTAAGAACTTATTCAGCAGGTGTTTTTGCAGGGGATTATAACAGAAAAACAAAAGGAATGGAAGGAACTGTTTACAATGCTAGAAGAATATGGTATTGGGATGGTGC